AGACGGCACAGCTAGCTGGTTTTACGACTTGTGGTGTTATGTCCCAGATGACGAAACAAACGAATGGCAGCGATGGAGCTACACGACGATTGAAGGAGGAAACGTCAGCAAGCACGAGGTCGAAGCAGCCCGCGCTCAACTTGATTCGCGCACGTTCCGCCAGGAATTCGAAGCGTCCTTCGAGAACCTGACTGGTTTGGTAGCCATCAGCTTTTCAGACGACAACATTTCCACCGACGCCAAGGACATTTCAATCCAACCGTTGCTGCTGGGCGTTGACTTCAACGTGGATCCGATGTCTGGAATCTGTGCAGTCAAGGATCAAGACACGTTGTACGTGTTCGACGAGATCATGCTCACGGGCGGTGCCACAACCTGGGATTTTGCCGACGAAGTGACCCGTAGATACGGTGTGGATCGTCGGGTTATTGCCTGTCCTGACCCTACGGGCGGAGCCAGAAAGACCAGTGGTGTGGGCGTAACGGACCACGCAATCCTCAGGCGCAGTGGCTTCACAGTTCAAAGCCCCAGATCACCGTGGAAGATCCGAGACAAGATTACAGCGGTCAACACGGGCCTAATGGATGCTTCTGGAGCGCGTCGGGTCAAGATTCACCCGCGTTGCAAGGAGCTGATTAAGTCGCTGCGGACGCTGACTTACGCCCCAGGCACTGGACTTCCCAACAAAAATCTGGGAGTGGACCACGCCTTTGATGCTTTCGGGTATCTTGTGCTTCAGCAGTTCAACTTGGCCAAGCCTGAGGCCATGGGAACTACGTCATACCGCTTGTATTGAGGATGTTTCGTCCGCTCAACGCGCCTCTCTGTCCGAAGTGCGGGTCAGAGGAATCCAAGGTGATGGGGCGCTATACGTCACAGGACAACGATTGTGTGCGTGAGCGGCGTTGTTTGGAGTGTGATCATCGCTGGAAGACGCTGCAATCGCCGGAGGAAGAGCTTCATCCGTCAGTGCAGGTAAGGTTTTTCCGTTGGAACTCGCCTAGCGGCAGAAAGCGGCGTGTGACGTTGGAATACGGGGCCAAAGCTGTTTAGGATGCGTCTAATGTTGCTTTATCGGTATGGCTGACAAGAAGAGTGCTGCGATGAAGCGATGCGAGGGCTACATGAAAGCCGTCCGCAAGAGCAAGAAAAAAGCGTCTAGTAAGAAGAAAAAGTAAGAGTTAGACTGGGGGCAACCCATTGCTTAGTTGTCATGCCTGGTCATTACGGAGCTGGCGGCAAGAAAAAGCCCAACGGCAAGAAGAAGGGCATGAAGAAGGGCAGCAAGAAGATGCGGTGCAGCTGTGGCAAGTGAAAACGTCCCAGTAAACAAGGCGCTTTATGCTCGCGTAAAGGCTGAGGCCAAGCGCAAGTTCGCGGTTTATCCAAGCGCGTATGCAAATGCGTGGCTTGTGCGCGAGTATAAGAAGCGTGGTGGCACTTATCGGAAAGCAACCAGTGGCGGAACGAAAAAAACCACGAAAACCCGCAAAACCAAAAAAGCCAAGTAAGGGCCGTGGTGGCCTTGGTCGATGGTTTGACGAGAAATGGGTCGATATAAAGACCGGGAAGCCTTGTGGGCGCTCAAAAGGCGAAGATAGAGCGTATCCAGCGTGCCGACCGTCAAAACGGGTGTCGGATAAGACGCCAAAAACGACTAAGGAGATGTCTCCTGCCGAAAAAGCCCGCTTCAAACGCGAGAAAACGGGCTCAAAGAAGATAAGCTATCAGCATAAACGCCGTAAATCTACCAAAAAGAAAAATGGCTGAAAAGAAAAAACGCAAAAAAGGGCCAAATCTTAGTGTCGGAAGAGGTGAAAAACTTCCGGTAAGTAAAGGTGCAGGTTTAACAGCAAAAGGCAGGGCTAAATATAATCGTCAGACGGGTTCAAACCTTAAGCCACCAGTAACTGGCAAGCCAAAGACCAAAGAAGAGGCTGCTCGTAAACGTTCTTTTTGCGCTCGTAGCAAGAACTGGACTGGCGAACGTGGCAAAGCTGCCCGTCGTCGCTGGGGTTGCAACAACTAATCAACGGTTAAAATGAAAACATGACTTACTCCGTCCCAGGGCTCGTCAGGACCCATCTGGTCAGCAGCTCCTACATGGGGAGTGTTGACAGTCCTTTTGTCCGTACACGGGCAGTAATCGACCAGATGAAGGGCTGGCGACCCTTACTGGACAGATGTCTTTAATAAGGACGTTGATGGCTGTGGATCTGATTTAGATGAGTACGCTCGACGACTCTTAATCTGTGCCCTGACCTATGGGCACTGTCACACGTTGGTTGATTTTCCTGCGCCTTCGGGCGCGAGAAGTCTTGCAGAAGAGCGTGCTCTTAATCGTCGGCCCTATTGGATTGAGGTGGATCCCACTCAGGTCTACGGTTGGCGACTGGACCGCGAGACCAATTACGGAAACCTTACGCAAGTTCGGATTGGCGAAAAGGCAGTAGTCCCTGACGGCGAGTTCGGAGAAAAAGTGTATGACCAAATCCGTGTCATCGAGCCAGGTCGTTATCGCGTCTTCCGGCAAGAAGAGCAGAAGAAGGAGATGCAAGGGAACTTCCCATATCCCTCTTCGTTCGATCAATCCGACGCTTCGGCGGAGTATGAACTGGTTGAGTCTGGTCCTTACTCGCTCGATCAGATCCCCTTGGTGACGGTTTATGCAAATAAAACCGATACGTTGACCAGTAAGCCACCGCTACTGGACATTGCTCATCTCAATCTGGCCCATTATCAACGGCAAGCGGATCTTATCCACAGCCTCCACATCGCTTCGCAACCGATGCTCGTCCTTGAAGGGTGGGACGACCAAACGAAGGACGTGGCTATCAGCGTTAATTACGCGATGGCGACCCAGCCGGGTAACAAGGTCTATTACGTGGAACCTGCGGCAAGCGCGTTTGAAGCGCAGTCGGCGGAAATCCGTGAGCTACAGCAGCAGATGGCGACACTCGGCATCAGCACGCTGAGCCAGCAAAAGTTTGTTGCTGAATCTGCTGACGCACGCCGTCTGGATCGGATTGACACCAACTCGATGTTGTCGATGGTGTCGATGGATCTGGAGTCAGGTTTGCAGAAGGCTTACAACCTTGCTGCTAATTACTTGGGTCTTGAGCCGCCTGAAGTGAAGATCAGTCGCGACTTCGACCTGCAACGCCTGATTGGCCAAGACATCGCTGCAATGGGTCAGCTGTTTGAGGATCAGGTCATCAGCCGCGAAGAGTTCCGCGACATGCTGGTTCAAGGTGAAATCCTGCCTACAGCAGCTGAGCAAAAGCAGGATCCTCCTAGTGAAGCCTCTTCACCTAACAGCGATCAAATCGACCGTCTAATCAACGCAATGATGCAGTGAGGCTATGGCGGACCAAAACAGCCTCACGCTTGCACAAATCACCGCACTGGTAAAACTTGCCAAAAAGGTTGATCAGTTCAACAACCTGTTGTCTGGCAATGGCGCACCAGGGGACATCGGGACCAACGGTGATTGGTACGTCGATGTTCTAACCAAGCGGCTATACGGACCAAAGACTGAAACGGGCTGGGCAGGGACACCTGTTGCTATTGGCACGCAGAACCTTGATGGCACACCACGAGCCAGTGCTCTAAAAACTTCTGATCAAGGGCTTCAAGGCGAAAAAGGAGACACCGGAGCCACAGGACCACAAGGCCCTGCTGGTGCTGATGGAGCTGACGGAGCCACTGGTGCTACTGGCGCTACTGGTCCTGCCGGTCCAACAGGTGCAACAGGAGCACAAGGTCCAGCAGGTGCAGACGGTGCAGATGGCGCTGATGGAGCCACTGGTCCTCAGGGGGCAACAGGTGCAACTGGTGCTACAGGAGCTACGGGCGCTACAGGCGCAACAGGAGCAGCTGGTGCTGACGGTGCCGATGGAGCCGATGGCGCAGCTGCAACGATTGCTGTTGGCACAATTACGACTGGAGCCGCTGGTGGCAGTGCCAGCGTTACCAACAGCGGTAGTTCCTCTGCTGCTGTTTTTGACTTCACGATCCCGAGAGGAGCCACTGGTGCAACAGGCTCTCAAGGTCCAGCTGGTTCAGACGCCTTTGTTGCGGTGGGGACAACTGCTGAGCGTCCAGGCAGTCCTGCGACGGGAGCCATCCGTTACAACACCACGGAAAACAGGTTTGAGGGTTACAACGGTAATCAGTGGTTGAACCTGTCGCCCGCGACCATAGATGAGGTTGGCGGCACGGTTTAGACTTAGGAAAACGCCTTTTTAGCAATGGCTAAGTCTCTTGACAAAGTTTTGCAGGCCGACGGTTCCTACAAATGGGAACTTGTTGATTCTTGGGATCCATCATCCGAAAGATCAGCCAAGCCTGCTGAAAAACCTGCAGCCAAAAAACCTGCCGCTAAAAAAGCAAAGGCTAGTAAAGTAACAGAGTAAATTCATTTCTAATAATGGAAGAGCAAGTCATCCAGGAGACGCCCGTGGCGTCCTCTGACCAGCCCGTGGCTGAGACTGCAAATACCGTCAACGTTGATGTTTCTGCTTACGAGCAGCAAATTCAAGCGTTGCAGCAGCGTGCCAGCGAGGCTGAGGAAAAGTTCCAAGGCATCAAAGGCAAACTCGACGACGTTTACAAAAAACAAGACGAGCAGCGCCGTAAAACACTGGAGGATCAAGGCCAGTGGAAGGACCTTTGGGAAGAGGCCAACAAAACGGCTCAGACCAAGGATCAGCAAATTGCTGAGCTAGAGCAAAAGTTGGCTGATCTTCGGGTGTCTAACGAGACCGCTGCAATGAAAACATCAGCGTTGTCTGCGATTAGCCAATCCGGTGCGATTAACGCTGAGCAGATGCTGCAGCTTGTTCAGAGCAATCTAAAAAAAGCAGAAGATGGCAGCGTCAAAGTGTTGAACGGCGGCATTGAGGAAGACATCAATGTCTATCTTGCCAAGCTGAAAAATCCTGGTTCTGGCTACGAACATCATTTCAAGCCAAGTGCTCAAGCTGGCATGGGCGCTAAGCCAACTACAGGAACTGCTGGTGCCGCAGGTATCGCTAATCCTTGGTTGGAAGGTAGTATTAACTTAACGAGGCAAATGGCCTTGGAATCTACCGACCCTGACCTTGCAGCTGTGCTCAAGCG